CTCCATCAATAAAAATTAAGTAAACGTTTTTATTTCATTTATTAAATTTCTTTTCTCCATTAATTTATCCATATCCACTGAAATCTTGTCATCTGTAACTTTTGCGTATCCTTGTGTAGTTCTGATATTTGTATGTCCCATCATCTTTGAGATGCTTTCCATGGGAACTCCGGCAGAAACCATCAAGGTACCGAAAGTATGACGGCTTTGATGGGAACTCATTAGCATAGCAACATCAAATAGAACAGCGCGTTAGAAACATAATCTGTTAGAAATGAGCTACATTTCATTATCTGGCACACCTTTCTGAAACGGATTCAGACGGAATGCCGAATCGGTTCCGTTTCTTAACCGTTAACAGGTTGTTTCGGAAACCTGCCGTGTTAACCGGATGATTGAAAAAAGTTCTCCGACGGGTTGTTTTTCTATGATACTCAGTATTTTGCGTAGCGATGAACGCTTACATTCATAATAACTTTGCACTCAAAAAAATGTAGGCGTATGAAAATTGAGAAATTCAAGGTCTTGCTGTTTTTGAAGAAGACCGAACCCGACAAGTCGGGCAAAGCTCCCATCATGGGACGCATCACATTGAACCGGACGGTGGCGCAGTTCAGCACCAAGCTCTCGTGCACGCCCAAGCTGTGGAACGTGCGTGAAAACCGTCTGGAAGGAAAGAGCCGCGAGGCGGTGGAGACCAATGCGAAAATCGAGAAACTGCTGCTGGCCATCCATGCGGCATTCAATGAATTGCAGGAACGGAAACGCGATTTCGGCGCTGCGGACGTGAGGAACCTTTTCCAGGGAAGCATGGAAACCCAGATGACCCTGCTCCGGCTGTTCGACCGGCACATCGAGGAAACGAGGGAGCGCATCGGCATCGATGTGTGCGCGTCCTCCATGAGCACCTACCATTATGCGCGGAAAACGCTCGGCGAGTTTGTCAGGAAAAAATACAAGGTGAAGGACATCGCCTTCGGTGCGTTGAACGAACAGTTCATTCGGGAATACCAGTCCTATATCGAAGTAAAATGCGGGTATTCCAACCAGACCTCACGGCATCATCTGGCCCTGCTGAAACGGATCTGCCGGATAGCGTACAAGGAAGGGTTCTCCGAGCGGTACCATTTCCTGCATTTCAAGATACCCAAGCAGAAGGAGACCACCCCGAAGGCGTTGAGCCGCGAGGACTTCGAGAAGCTGCGTGACTTGGAAATCCCGGAAAAGCGCCGCTCCCTCGTCCTTACGAGGGACCTGTTCCTGTTTGCCTGTTATGCCGGAACCGCCTATGCGGACACCATATCCATTACCCGCGAGAACCTCTTCACCGACGATGAAGGCAGCCTGTGGTTGAAATACCGACGGAAAAAGAACGAACTGACGGCGCGCGTCAAACTGCTACCCGAGGCCATTGCCCTGATAGAGAAATACCGGGACGATTTGCGGGAGACCCTGTTCCCTAACCAGCTGTACAGTACGCTTCGGGCGAACATGAAAATCCTGCGCGTGCTGGCCGGACTGACGACCGAACTCGTCTATCATATGGGAAGGCACTCGTTTGCCTCGCTTGTCACGCTCGAAGAGGGCGTGCCCATCGAGACCATCAGCAAGATGCTGGGACATAACAATATAAAGACGACCCAGATCTATGCCCGAGTCACCCCGAAAAAGCTGTTCGAGGACATGGACCGCTTCATTGAGGCGACCAAAGACCTTGAACTGGTTTTATGAGAAAGGGTTGTAAAAACGAGATTGGAAAAAAATAAATGTAGAACATCAGCTAAAATGAACCATCATGCGTAGCACTTTCAAGATATTGCCCTATATCAATAGGAAAAGAATCAAGTCCGACGGCACGACCGCCGTCCTTTGCCGTGTGTCCATCGACGGCAAAAGCATCCTCATCACGACCGGCATCTTCTGCCGTCCGGAGGATTGGAACAGCCAGACGGGAACCATCCGCCAGCCCCGCGAGAACAACCGCCTCGCAGAATTCCGCCTGAATCTCGAACGGGCTTATGACCGCCTCCTGAAAGAACAGGGCGCAGTCAGCGCCGAACTGCTGAAAAACGCCGTGACAGGTGTGGCGACCATTCCCCAGACCCTTCTCAAAGGCGGCGAAGCGGAGCGGGAACGGCTCAGGCTGCGTGCCGAACAAATCCATTCGACTTCCACGTTCCGGCAGTCGAAGACCACGCAGCTCAACCTGCAACAGTTCCTCCAGTCCCGTGGCCTGGAGGACATCGCCTTTTCCGACATCACGGAGGAGTTCGGCCATTCGTTCAAACTGTTCCTGAAAAAGGAACTGGGTTATGCCTCCGGGCATGTGAACCACTGCCTGTGCTGGCTGAACCGCCTTATCTATATTGCGGTGGATGAGGGCGTGCTCCGGTGCAACCCCTTGGAGGACGTGCATTATGAGAAGAAGGACCCGCCCAAGATGCGCCACATCAGCCGCAGCGAGCTGAAACGCCTTATGGCCACGCCGATGCCGGATCCCAAGGTGGAGCTGGCCCGCCGCATGTTCATCTTCTCCTCGCTGACCGGTCTGGCGTACGCGGACGTGTATAACCTGTACCCCCGACACATCGGCAAAACTTCTGAGGGCAGGCTCTATATCCGCAAGCCGAGGGAAAAGACCGAGGTGGAGACCTTCGTCCCCCTGCACCCGGCCGCTCGGCAGATTCTGGAACTGTACAATACCACGGACGACACCCGTCCCGTGTTCCCCCTGCCCAAGCGGGACATCCTTTGGTACGACATTCACGGGCTGGGTGTCATGCTGGGCATCCAGAAGAACCTTTCCCATCACGCCGCAAGGCACACCTTCGGTACCCTTTTGGTCTCCGAGGGCATTTCCATAGAAAGCGCGGCGAAGATGATGGGCCATGCCGACATCAACAGCACCCAGATTTATGCGCAGATTACCGACTGCAAGATATCGAAGGACATGGACCGTCTGATGGAACGGCGCAACAGCCGGAACGAAATGCCAATGGATGAATAACAAAAAAGTCAGGAATCATGGAACGTTACATTATCACTTTGGACGAACACGGCACACTTCACGTGCCGGATGTTTCCGCAACAGCCATCTGGATGAATGAACCGGAACTGATGGAACTGTTCGGCGTGGTTGCCCTCACGCTCCGGGCGGCGATAAAGGCCGTGTACAAGAGCGGCATCCTGAATCCCGGCGAAGCGGAACGTCGTGTCCGCCAAGCGGACGGGTACGGGATGGACGTGCTGTACGGCCTCCCGTTGGTCATTGCCCTTGCCTTCCGCCTTCATACCTGCGGGGCAAAACGTCTGCGAGAACGGGTCATCGGAAAATTCACTTGCCACGGTGGACGGAATACCGCCCGCCTGTTCATCTTTCCGGTCAGTCCGCATTGGCAAATGGTGCGGAATTGACCGTATTATCAACTCACGCACAATAAAGCGGCGCATCATGAGAGGATTATCTCCCGTGATGCGCCGCTTTCGTACATTCCTACAGGTGGCCGGGTCATTTGCAAGTGTTTTTTGCAAATACCGGAAAGGGTGGTCCACTTTTCAATGCGTACACGACTTCTACCGCCACCTACATTTTTCCCATGTCCTTCTCAGGTTCCGATACGGAATGCCTCCCGATAACCCTCCATCAGCAGCCGTTCGATATCCGACTCCCGGTACAGGATTTTCCCTCCCAGCTGGATATAAGACATGCGCCCCGCATCCCGGTATTCCTGCAATGTCCGGCGGCAGGTCTTCAACAATTTGGCCACTTCCCGGTCTGTCAGGTAGCGTTCCCCGCCCAATACGGGGCGGTAGTTTTCGGCCAATAATTCAATGTGGTCCAATGCGTGCTCCAGCATTCTGAACAGCGCGGCCATCTGTCCGCTTTCCCTTGTCATCAATTCGTTCATTGTCAGTCTGATTTAAGTGATACTCATTTAACCTTCCTCAAATAGTTTTTCCTTTCAAGGCCGCCAGGGTGCGGCGTTCCTCCACCAGCGGCACGATGCGCCGCACGTCCTCCGCCCGGTAGAACATCTTGCGCACAATCTGTGAGTAAGCCAGCGTGCCGTTGTCGCGCAGCGTCTGCAAGGTGCGCGGGCTGATTTGCAGGATCTGGCACACCTCCGTGCTGTCCAGCCATTCACTGAGGCGTTTCTCCTCCGCCTTGCGGCAGAACCTGTCCACCATTCCGGCCAGCCGGTTGAAACGCGCCATCAATTCCTCAAAAGTCTTTTGCTCGATTACGATTACATTTTCCATAAGATTACCGTTTAATTGTGATTATGCCGCAAAGTAAACGGAATTACGGGCAGAGTCCACCGCTTGTCAGGCGCGTGGCAGCATTTGGCGTTGTCGTGGCAGCCGTTGGCGTTCTTCGGGTACATCTATCTCCCCATCATTCCTGTTCCAGTCCCTGCCCCACACCTTATATATAATATATGGTAAGGCAAGACACCTTATGTACCTTGAGGGATGGAAACAGCGGCATAAAAGCTTTTTCAGACCTGCCGGACGGGACTTTTCAAAAAAATCATTGCCGACTCGGTAACGACTATGGAAAACGCCTCTTGCACAATACCGATTTTTGCAGCGTAATCATCAACAAGGAACGATATGGACACAGAGAAAGTGAAACAGAACCCGGCCGTGGAAGCGGCGGGAAGCAGTGGCGGGCAAGCCGCAAGAATCTTCAAGAAGGAGAATATCCCGAAGACGGCGGAAACGGTCGGGCGGGACACCTTCGAGGAATGGATGGGACGCATCATGGAACGTTTCGACCGCCAGGACCGGATCATCTCGGTGCTGGTGAACAAGGATGCCGCCGGAGTGAAGTACCTGGACGGGGAACGGTTGTACGACAACCAGGACCTGTGCGAGATGCTGAGGACAAGCAAACGGTCGCTGCAACGCTTCCGAAGCAAGTACAGGCTCCGTTACCAACGGATTGGTCACAAGACCTATTACAAGGAATCGGACGTGCTGGAGTTCATCAGCCAAAATATGGAGGAAGTGCTGCAAGGCGGTACCAAGGTGCTCCGCATGAAAGAGCAACCCGGCATGGAAGCCCCAAAGAACAAATCCGGCAAAAGACCGGGCCACAAGAAGTATTCACCTAAAAAATAAAAGTAAAAATGATGGCAACGGAAAAAGAAAACATGGCCATGACGGCTGAAACCAGAGAACAGAAACCGAGTATGGCCACCTGCAAGGAAGCCTTGGCGGATTACAGGCGGATTTACCTGCCCGTGCCTGCCATTGAAGACCGCAAGCCGGTATTCCTCAGCAAGGAGACCCGTGACAGGCTGGACCGGATAGTCCGGTTGTTCGGTGAGCGGAAAATGAGCGTTTCAGGATTGACGGAAAACATCGTCCGCCGCCACTTGGAAATATATGAGAAGGAAATAGACGAATGGCGCAAGCTGTGATTTTGATAACCCATTAAAAAACATCGAAAAAAATGGAACAGAAAAAGAAAAAGCAAGAGGACGTGCTGGTCGTCCGCGACGAGAAAACGGGCGAGATCAGCGTGGTCGCCGGGCTGGACGGCAAGGGCTACCCCAATACGAAGCCCGCGAAGCCGGAACACTCGCAGGACTTCCTGCGCTTCGACCGCCACGGGGACATGGTGGACAATTTCTTCAAGAACTTCTACCGCCAGTGCAAGGAGCCGACGCGCTTCGGCTTCTATCGGGTGGCGGCGGATGCGGTGGACACGCTGCTTCCCGTCATCAAGGACTTCCTGAAAGACCCCGTGGCAAACGCGGAGATACTTGCCTCGCACAAGGTGGACACCGCCAAGTACCAGCAACAAGCAGAAACAGAGAATGTCAAACAAGAAAAAAATAACAACGAACCCATTAAAAAGACAGAAGAAATGGAAAAGAAAGAAGAACTGAAACAAGAGAAGGATGTTCAGCAGCCACAGGTAGCTGAAACACAGGAGAAGCCTAATCTGATAGCGGACGACCAAGTAAACTGGGAGGAACTGCGCAAGTGCGGCATTGACAAGGAGAAACTCTCGGAAAAGGACCTAAAAGCCCTGATGAACTACGGCAAGACGGGATTAGTGACGGTAAAGCCGACCTTCGGCTATGAGAGTTACGAATTGCAGGCCCGATTGTCTTTCCAGAAGATGGAGGACGGCTATCTGAAGCTGACACCCCATTTTATCCGCAATGAACCACGCCTTGACATCCCCCACAGGGGCTACACCTTCACCGAAGAGGACAAGAAGACGTTGAAACGCACGGGCAACCTCGGCAAGCCCGTCAACTTCGCCAACGAGAAGACAGGTGAAATCAAGCCCCACTACATCAGCATCGACCGCCTGACGAATGAAATCGTGGACATCCCTGCCGACAAGGTGCGCATCCCTAACAAAATCGGACAGACCAACCTGTCAAGGGAAGAGCAGGACATCCTACGTGCGGGATTGCCTTTGCCCAAGGAAGTGATGCTCTCCAACGGGCGCAAGTTCCAAGCCTTGTTGCAGGTGAACGCCGACAAGCGCGATGTGGAGTTCGTGCCGGGACAACCGAGGCAGCAGCAATCCCAGCGTCAGGGAAACGGCCAAGGTAAGGCGCAGGACAATTCCAATTCGCCCCAACAGTCACAAGGTGAAGAAGATGGGAATAACCAGCAACGCCGTAACCGCTCGTGGACAAACGAGGACGGGAGCATCCGCCCCATCAAGAAATGGAAAGACGATGTGTTTACCGA